ACCGCCATCACCTACGACGAACTGCTGGACCTGCTGCACTCGGTGCCGGCCCCGTACCGTCGCCGGGGTGGCCGCTGGCAGTTCAACGATCAGACCTTGGCCGCCATCCGCAAGCTCAAGGACGGCGACAACCGCTACATCTTCACCCCCGGAAGTGCCGGGTCACCCAACCAGGTGCTGGGCTACGACTACGTGGTCAACCCCGCCATGGATGACATCGCGGCGGGCAAGAAGCCCATCGCCTTCGGCGACTTCAGCCGCTACCGCGTCCGCTTCGTGGCCAACCCGTTCGTCCGTCGTCTGGAGGAGGCCTACGCCACCCGGCGTCAGGTGGGCTTCTACATCGCCCAGCGTGCCGATGGTCGCCTCACCGATGCCAAGGCCGTCGCCGTGCTGGAGATGGCCCCCGGCACCTGATCCAGGTCTTTCTCTCTAGTCGCTCCTAGTGGGGGCGGCTCTCCGGGCCGGGCAGGGGCTCCGTCCCTGCCCGGCCTTTTTTCTGAGGTAAGTCAATGCGTATCAGGTTGAAAGTCGGCATGGCGGGCAAGGGCTTCTCGTTGTCCCCCGGCGACATCATCGACAAGCCCGACGGCGAAGCACACCGGCTCATCGCCGCCGGCTACGCCTTGCCCGTCCTCAATGAAGAGTTGGAGCGGGCCACCGATCCGGCGGCGGTGCCCGTCGAGACGCGCACCACCAAGCCACGCCGGCGGCGCAGGGCAGGAGATTGAATCGTGCCGCAGGTCATCGCCACGCTTGACGAGCTGAAATCCCATCTTCGTGTCGAACACGACGATGAGAATCACCTCATCACCCAGTTGATCGAGGCGGCTGTCGAGTACCTGAGCAACGAGACAGGCACCGACTGGGTGAACACCGTGCCGACGCCCAAGCTCATCCGCGCCGCGGTGCTGCTGCTGGTGGGGCATTGGTTCACCAACCGCGAAGCCACCAGCCCGCTGCAACTGCGTGAGGTGCCCATGGGTGTCCAGCGAATCATTGACCAGTTCCGCGTCGTGGAGCCTTCATGATGTTGACCGCCGGCAGCCTCAAGCAGCGTGTCAGGCTCCAGCGGCTCGTGCTGACCAAGGATGAGCGCGGGCAGGACCGGCGCCAGTGGCAGACGGTGGGCAGGCCTTGGGCCAAGGTGGAGATGGTGAGTAGCACCGAGGCGGTGGAGAGCATGCAGACGACCAGCAAGACCACCTGGACCGTCACGCTGCGTTGGAGGCCCGACATCACCACCAAGGACCGCATCGAGTACGACGACGGCTACCACGTCCACACGCTGTCCATCGTCGCCCTGATCGACAAGTACCAGCAGCGTGAGGCCCTGGAACTCACCTGCGTGGAGCACGAATGATGCCGCGACCTGGCTTTGACATCGACGCCCGAGACCATCGCCGAGCACTCAAGCTGCTGGGCGAACGTGTGGCCAAGCGCGTGAGCCGCAAGGCTGTCACCGCCGGGTCAGCGCCGATCGTGAAGGCCACCCGCGCGGGTGCCCCGCAGGAATCGGGCCTGCTGGCCAAGTCGATCGGCCGCAAGATCAAGGCCTTCGGCGACACGGGGAACGCTTACGCGATCGTCGGTGCCCGGCGCGATGTGGTGGGTGAGTTCAACGGCCAGACCCGCCGGCCCGCCAACTACCTGCACCTGATCGAGCTTGGCCACATCAACGCGGATGGCAGCTTCACGCCGGGCAATCCCTTCGTGAAGCGTGCCAGTGAATCGACGCGCGAGCAAGCTCAGGCGGCGGTCAGGGCCAAGCTGGAGAGCGAAATCAAACGAGAGGCGGACCGGCTGTGATTACTGAGGGGATGTACAACCTGCTGACCGGTGCCCCCGCCATCGCCACGACGGTCCAAGGACGCATCCACTATGACCACCTGCCGCAGGGCTCGCCGCTGCCGGCCATCGTGCTGCAGCTCATCAGCGCCGAACACGGCCACACCATGCGGGGCCCAGCCCCCTACGCCACCGGCATCGCCCGCATCAACTGCCTTGCCACCACGCCCGGCGGTGCCAGCGACCTGGCCCAGGCTGTGCGACAGACCATCAACGGCTTCCGGGGCCAGGCGGGGCCGGTGAGCTTCGCGTTCATCGTCGTAGGCGATGAGCAGACCATCCCCCACAACGTGCGGGAGGGAGAAGCCATCCCCGATGTGCATGGAGTTCTTGTCGATCTTCGATTCATGACCAAAACAACTCAGGAGGATTGAGTATGGCTGAAGAGACTGAAGTCAACGTATTGGAAGGCTACGGCGTCAGGGTCTACCACGGAGAAGACGAACTGGTGGGCGTGCTCGAAGTGGAGCCACCCGACGGCGACATGGACGACGTGGAGACTTCGCACATGGGCAGCCCCGGCCGGGCCAAAACCTACAAGCCCGGCTGGCTGGAGCCTGGCGAAATGTCCGTCACGATGCACTTTGACCCGGCCATCGTCGGCGCTCTGTACGGGCTTCGTGCCGCCCGGACGGTGGAAGACTGGAAGGTCGAGTTCCTGGATGGCAGCAGCTTCACCAGCAAAGGCTACGTCAAGACCATCGGCACCCCGGTGGAGCGCGAGGGCCTGACGACGGTCGAGTTGACCGTCAAGCTCTCAGGCGTGCCCACCTTCGCCGCCGGCGAGGGGGTGGGCACCTGATCCGTCTGAATGATGAGGAGGTGATGACATGCTGACCCGTGACGACATCCTGAAACAGACCCGCCTGCCGGTCGAGCCGGTGCAGGCCTTCGGCGGCACCGTGTTCGTTCGAACCATGAGCGGCACTGAGCGTGATAGCTGGGAGCAAGCCCAGCTTGATACCCGCAAGACCGGCAGGCTCAACGTGCGGGGTTCCTTCGCCGCCCGCGTCTTGTGTGACGAACAGGGCAAGCGGCTGTTCACCGACGCCGACGCGGCCACACTGGGGAACCTGTCAGCCGCCGACCTGGATCGCGTGTGGGAAGTCGGCACCCGGTTGAACGGCATCGGTACCAGGGATGTCAAGGAACTCGAGGGAAACTCAGGAGCCGCCCAGAGCGGCGCTTCTACTTCCGACTCGCCCTCGCCCTCGGCATGACCGTCCGGCAGATGCTGGAGTCGATCGACTCGCGCGAGCTGTCGGAGTGGATCGCGTACGCCAACGTCGAGCCCTTCGGCGAGGACCGGGCCGACATTCGCCACGGGATCGCCTGCACCGTGGTGGCGAACAGCGCCCTGGGGTCGAAGGGTGGGGCCAGGCCGGCGGACTTCATCCCCCGGTTCGGCGGGTCACGCAGGCTGTCGGCAGAAGAAACGCGGGCGAAGTTCCAGGCGTATGCCCAAGGCATGGGCGCACAACGACGAGGCAGATAGATGGCGACCATCGCGGCAATTAGTTCGAAGCTCACCCTGAACACCGCCACCTATGTGGCCGCCCTGGCCCGCGCCCGCAAGGCCACGGGGGAGTTCGTGTCGAGCGCTCAGAGCAAGGTCGTGGGGCTAAGCGCCGCCATCGCCGCCGCCGCGACCGGGGGCGGCATGGCGCTGCTGGTGCAATCCTCTTACAGCACCATCGACGCCCTGGCCAAGACGGCCGACAAGCTGGGCCTCACCACCGACAACCTGGCCCGCCTGCGCTACGCCGCCGACTTGGCCGGCGTGGGGAACGAACAATTCGACAAGAGCCTCCAGAAGATGGTCCTCAACCTCGCCGACGCCGCACAGGGCACCGGATCGGCTCGGGGTGCCATTGCCGAGCTTGGCCTTGATGCCGCAGCCCTAGCGTCGTCCACGCCCGATGCAGCCTTCCGTGACATCGCCGACGCCATCACCAAGGTGCCCAGCGCCACCGACCGGGCCCGCCTGGCCTACCAACTCTTCGGAAAAGAAGGCGTGGCGATGGTCAACGTGCTCTCACAGGGCAAGGTCGGCCTGATCGCCGCAGGTGAGGAAGCCGACAAGCTGGGCCTGTCGATCAGCCGGGTGGACGCCGCCAAGATCGAAGCAGCCAACGACGCCATGAGCCGCGCCAAGGCCGTGTTCCAGGGCGCGGCCAACACCATCGCGGTGCAGCTTGCGCCGTGGATCACCACGGCATCGACCAGGTTCATGGAACTGGCCACCAGCGGTGAAGGCGTGGGCACGCGCATCATCGGGGCGTTCGAGTGGGTGCTCAGGGCGATCGGCAGCGCCGCCGACTGGCTGGAGTTGCTGCGGGCGGGCTTCTACATGCTCCAGTCCGGAGCCACCGCCGCCGTGTGGGGCGTGGTGAAGAGCATCGACATGGCCGGCACGGGCCTGGTCAAGCTGCTCAACCTGCTGCCAGGTGTTCACGTCGAGTGGACCGACACGTTCAGCATGATGAGCGATGAACTGCTGCGGTCGATCGATGAATCCGCCGGCAAGGCCCAGGCCTCATGGGACCGGTTCAACAGTGGTGCCAACTCCGCCGCCATCGCCAAGACCTTCGCCGACATCCGGGCCGGCGCCCATGACGCCGCCCAGGCCGTAGCCGACAGCGTCAGCAAGACCCAGGGCGTGGCCGCCGCCACCGAAGACTGGGAGCAAAAGCTCAAGGCCGCCGAGGAGGCACACAAGAAGATCGGCGACATCCTCACCGACCTGCGGCGGCAGGTGGACACCTTCGGCATGGGCGAGGGACAGAAGATGCTCATCGACCTGCGGGCGCTGGGGGCCTCACCTGAGCAGCTTGCCGACGCCCACGCCATGCTGGACCAGCTCGAGCAACTGCAGCAGCGGCAGGAGGCCCTGAAGGCCATGCAGTCGGAGGCCAAGTCCATCTTCGACAGCACCAGGACTCCGCTGGAGAAGTACAACACCACCATCGAGCGGTTGGGTGAGATGCTCAACGAGGGTGTGCTTGACTGGGACACCTACGGCCGGGCGGTGCGGCAGGCACGTGAGGAACTGGAAAAGTCCGGCAAGGCCGACGCGCCCTCGCTCATCACCGCCGGCAGCGCCGAGGCCCAGCGGATCGCCTTCGCGTCCACACGGGGCATCCAGCCCAGGAAGGACGACACGCCCAGGAAGCAACTGCAGACCCAGGAGCGGATGGCCAAGTCCCTGGAGGTCATCGAACGGAAGATCCAGGCCCCGGCCTCGTCGGCGGCTGAGGAGGTGGATATCTGATGGCAGTTCAGTCGGTCAACATCAAGAGTCAGGAGTCGGGCATCTCCGACGGCAAGCTCACCGCCACCCGCGTCTATGTGGTGGAGGTCCAGGCCGGCGACAACAGCGAGACCGCCCGCCTGGCACCGGGCCTGCCCAGCTACGGCGACAGCTTCCCCGGTGCGTCGGCGATGAAGGTCAAGAGCATCCAGGCGGCCAGCCACCAGGACGACCTGACCACTTACCTGGTCACCGTCGAGTACAGCGAAAGCAGCGGCGGCACCTCCACCCAAGCCAGCGGCACCAACCCACTGGAAGCCCCGCCTACGTACAGCTACGGCGGCAGCGCCGTGACGGAGCCCGTGTTCTTCGACACCTCACCCCAGCCGGGTGATTGGGATGAGGAGGCGCAGGGCGAGTGGCAGGGCAAGCCCATCGTCAACAGCGCCGATGAACTGTTTGACGAGCAGCCCCAGCGTGAGCGGGTACTGGGCACGCTTACCATCACCCGCAACGAGACCGACTACAACGACCTGGGGGCCGAGGCGTACAAGGGCACCGTCAGCGCCGCCCCCGTGACCATCCGAGGGATCACCTACGTGCCCGGTACGCTCAGGATGGGGAACATCACCGCCGATGGCCCACATGAAGCCACCTACACCACCGAAGCCGGCAGCGTGGTGACCGTCAGCTATTGGCGTGTGACGTATGAACTCCAGAAGAACATCCGGGGCTGGAAGCTGTCGCTGGAGGACCGGGGCCGGCATGAACTGGTAGAGAACTCGACCACCCCTGGCACTTTTGCGCAGCGCAAAATCGTCCTGCCCGACGGCACCCTGCCCATCCATCCGTACCCGCTCGATGGGGAGGGGCACGCCAAGGAACAGGCCCATGAGCCGCCGGCCATCCTGCAGTTCCAGATTGATCCGCTGGTGGACTGGACGCCGCTGGCCCTGGAGTGATCGACCATGCCCACCTTCACCACCGCCGCCGTCGAACGCATCCGCCGCTCAGTGCGGGTCACCGAGTCATTGTCGCACGACCTGACCGCGCCGCGCCGACGGGCTGAGCAGGTGGAGCCCTCCCTGTGGGCAAAGCTGACGGGGATGGACTTGAACGGGCACGTTTACAGTTGGATTCGCGTCGATCCCGACGGCAAGGGCGAGTTCGTGCCCGACTACAGGGCCCGTGGTGGCAACGCCTACGAAGCCAATGGGCGGGTGGGCATTCGACCGGGCACCATCGTCCGGCTGTTCCTGATGGGCCGTGGTGCCGATGGTGAGCCCGCCTATGTGTTCATGTCGCCTGCGGGCGGGGATGATGACTTGGGCATCAGAGTCCACGACCACCGGGATAATCACCATGGTGGTTTTGCGTTCGCCGTTCTGCACCCTGGCACGGCGCTGCCGCAGATGCCGT